GTTCATGTTCAAAAACGTCCGTCGTTATTGAACATGAACCTAAGAATCTAAAAAGCTTGACACGATAAAACCTAAACCAATTTCGTGTCCAGCGGGCACATCGTTCCAAGAAGTGCCCGCCCTGCCGATGTTATAATTTGTGATCGGTGGACTTTTCAGGCTCAACGGCTGCCGGCAATTTGTCGGCAGGGTTCCCATGATGGCGCAGCTTCGCTTCGAATTCAGACACGGCCGCTTTATATATCCTGTGCCGGCGTCCCCGATCCGTCACCTTTCGCGCGGTCAAGAAGTCGCGCATAGTTGTGACCATACCCACCATCAAGACTCCCATTTGCGTTTCCGGGGGAAGATGGGCAACAGCTTCGCGGACTTTCCGCAAAGTATTATTCATCGCCACGTTGGCGATCACGGCGGCAAACTGCGGATCGATTTTGGACGGATCGAATTCAGCCATGGGGGACTCCATTCATGGAACGTGGACGTTTGTGGGGCAAATTGCCGGTTTCGAATCCAGCTTCGCCGTTTCGTATATTCGTCGCCGTGGAATGCACGGCTTTGTCTGATACCTTGGAATAAGGGAATTTCTTTTTGACTTTGGCTATTACGGCGCTGTAAGGCATTCCGACCGATACCACTGGCCCTTGATAGCTCGCAACCCGGCCGGGACGAATTTTCTTTCCGTCCGGGGTTTCGTAATACATGATTTCCGATAGCGCCGCAATGATGGCGTCGCGAATCGGTTGTTTGGATTTTTCCTTTTTCTTGGGAGCGACCGGAGTCGCCGTACAAGGCGCGGGGTGCCCGGGTTTTTGGAGGGTGGCCGGAATTGGCCGCGTCCGTAAGATCGCGATATCGGCGACCATGTGGCACCGTTCCGCAGATCGGTGCCGCGTTGGCAGTCCGCGTTTCTTGGCCTCTTCATTATAAAGGGCCAAAAGTTGTTTCGTTCCTAAGCTGCTATAGGGAATCGTCGTCATCATTGGCGGCCATCGATTCATGGGTTGCGAGTTTCAAGAAATCCGCCGAAGTTGCGTCGCCGAAATTTTCAGATTGGGCCGCAAGTTCGGATTCAGTCATGCCTTGAGCGATCTTCGCGGCAAGTCGCCCGCGAACCAAATACAGACGCCGGTCCGCGCCCGATCCAACTTGCAAGAGGAAATAGCTCCGGCCGCCGGCTTTCGCCCGGGCGGTGTGCCATGCAATCTGTTTTGGACGGACCTTGAACCGAATTTTTGTTTCCGGACGGACGGGCCGCGTCGTGGTTTTTAGTTCAATCCAGAATTGCCCGCTGCCGCGCAAGTGGCCTTCCACATCGCCTTGACCTTGACCGGCGGAATTTTCGATTCGGTTCATATGCAGATTCGGGCCTAGCTCGCGCTCCGCTTTCTTTAGCCACTGCCACAAAGAAGATTCGCGGCTCATTTTCCGGCCCTCTTGCGACGCGCGACCCGATTGTTTGGTACGGTTTTATCTGTTTTGCGTATTTGATTACGCAGATAGTTGATCGTCGCCAAAGTCATTTCGGACTTGGGATGCTTTTTGCGGACCGCTGCCAAAATTTCTTCGTTAGTTAGGCCAGTTCGCAAACCGGCTTTAATCGTTTTCGTTGTCATAGTTCACTGTCCACTTTGCGGAGGGAAAAAGCAGGTAAGCGTCCCGATTGGCTGGCCACGGATTACTTGATCTAAGGCGAATAAGATCGCTTCGCCATTCGGTCCGCTTTCACCCCAATGAATTATATCGTCCGGGATTTTCTCATACCGGCCGGATTTCTCATTCAGATAAAACCATTCATCGCCGTGCGTGGTTGCATTGACTTTGAATTTTGTTTTGACCCGTTCGGATTCTTTGCAACAGAATTTGAAACCGAGTCTTTCTCGCGCCGATGGGGTTAGCTCCGCATTGTTGAACCAATCGCGCGTCGCCTGCGGAAGCTGCGCATATTCCGGTTTCCACCGGGCATTTGCGTGTTGCCATTCGAATGGGGCCACGGCGATGAAATAGGCCAACGTCCCGATTTCCGCCGCGAATAGCAACCACCATTTTATTTTCAGTTTCCACATGACTTCAACCCTCCGAATTCAGATCGATTGGAAAGCAATGGTAGCGGCTGGCGTGCCGGTCCCATTTCAACAATTTAACCGCGCCTCCGGTTTTGAAGCTCGCGACCATGGACGCGGCAGCAATGGCCACCGGGTCGCCAATGGCCAGCAAATAATCCCCGGGCTTAAAATCACCCATGACATTTTGAATGTGGATTACGGATTGTGCCAGCCGCTCCCGGAAGATATTGCCCGGCCCAAGAATGAAGACCAACTTGCCGAAGTCGCGAGCGGGCGAAAGATCGTACTTTGGAACGAAGCGGCGCAACGATTGGCTAAACGTGGCCGGTTGCTGGACGACAAAAACTCTATTAGTCATAGGCGAATCCCCGCTAAAAATTCTTTCATGCCGCGCCCGGCGATATCGTCGGCGATGTTGATTCGGTTGTCTGTGGTTTTGATGATGTAGGAATCTGGACCGGGCGCAACAAAGTCCAAGACTTTGATATTTCTTCCGCCGATCTGTGTTGCCCGTTCCATTGACTGCACTCGAAAGCGCGCTTTGAAGGTATGCGAATAATAGATGATCGTGGATGCCACCGACATATCCAGGCCCCGGCCACCGGCTTGGGTGTGTCCGATCAGCGGCTTGATATCCCTGTTTTCACGGAATGCGCGGAGGGAATCGGACTTCGCTTGACCGGACACGCGCCCATGATATTCGGCGACTTCGTATCCCTCAATTAGCAATCGCTTGCGAACCATATCCATGTCGGGTTGAAAAGCGCACCAAATGATAACCTTGCCGGGGGCTAGGTAAACTTCCCGGGCGAGCAAGTCGAGTCGCGGATTCTTTCCGGGGATTCGAATTAATTTTTTGTTTTCGTCGAAAACGAATCCACTGAAAACCTGTTGCAGCTTATTGAGCCGCGCGCATTTTTCGCCAACGGAAAGCTCTTGACCCTTGATCGTGAATAGAAAACTATTCAGCAACTCCCGGTAAATCCGAAGTTGCTCTTCGGTCGCTTTAATCTTCCGCACTTCCCGTTCCAAATCGGGCATATCGTGACAGTCTTCGCGCAAGACGACGGACGTATATTTCGCCATACGCTCGCGTAAATCGTCCAGGTTCTTAAACCCAATCAGCGCCGGGTACATTCGGCCACCGACGCCGTATTGCTCTTCGTAAACCGCATAATGTGCTTTGAAGTCTTCGTATCGTGCAAACCCAAGCGCCTCTTTTTCCAGAATTTCGAATTGGCTGAAAGCCGCCAAGGGCGAGCCGGTCACAATTGTTCCGGAAAGAAGTTCGCGATAGGCGCAGCGACGGGCGAGCGCACGGGCCATCTTGGTTCGTTTCGTGCCGGGCGTACCGAAGTCATCCGATTCGTCCACGACTAGAAAAACTTTTTTCCGGTGCCGAAGGAAAAAAGCCACGGCCTTACGCACGTCGTCCCGGGTCATGGATTCGGAGTTGACGGCCAGGACCATTAATTCGTCGGTGTGCCGCGCCTTTTTTAGTCGTTCATACCAAGCGTCCCGATCCGCGCGCCATTGCCGGCGAGCCGCAAGCGTCAATTTCTTTTCGGCTTTCTTGCTGTTGCTGGCCGAACGCCAGATTAATGGAACGTAGCGGACAGATCGCCATGCGTGTTTCGGTATTTCGACTTCCACCCAATTCGCGTGAACACCATTTGGGGCAAAGATCAAGATGCCGTCCACCTTGCCCCGAAGATGCAAATGGCTGGCCTTGTCAATGATCGCCTTGCTTTTGCCGGTTCGCATGTGCCATGCGAGCGCGCGAGCGGGCGCGTCGCAATTGTTTTCGAATTCGACAAACTGATGGTCGAAACACGGCTTGCGAAAATCGGCAGCTAAGACGGCGGCGAGACTCATGCTTGCAGCCTTTGCCATGCGAAGCCGTTGGCCATTTCCGCCGTCGTCCATTGGTTCGCGGCCAATGTTGCGGCCCACTCTCTGCGGTCCTTGCCATAGCTTGGGGATTCGATTTTTGAAATAGGCCCGCTGGCCATGCGGGACGCGGCGCAAACGCCCGTCACAAAGACCGGGTAGCCCATGCACAAGGCTTCCACGGCGGCATTCGAATGGTGCGTGACCAAAGCCCACGCATCGCGCAAAGCGTCACGCAACGGTACATCGCGTTCGCATCCGACCCGATGGCGGACTTTAATAGGCCGATCTGTATGCTGGCGTAGCTCTTCCATGATGTGGGCACACCATAGTTTTTCGTCAAATCCCTGCCGGGCGGAATAGACCGGATCGGGCGGACAAAGCAGGATATGCCGGCCGCCGGTTTTCCACGGCTCAATTCGAATGCCCATCTTGAGCAAGCGCGGATAGTCCGCCCATCCGTATCCGGAATGCTGAAAAGCGTTTTTCGTTATCCTGAAATATTTTCGGCGGTGAAAATAGGCGTGGTCACAATAGTACCATGCGCGGCCTTCGGAGCGCGCTTGTTTCATAAGCTGCCAAAGCGCCGGGTTACCAAAGAGCATGATTGGCCCGGGCCGCAAGACGCCATCCGTGATAAGCGCGCCCCCGCACCCCTTCGCGAATGCCGGACAAATCCGCCGTGCGCTGGTAGTTGTCGCTTGATAGATGTTTGGAATTTCCGACATAGCTATTTCCTGTAGCGTTTGTAACGTTTCGGTTCCGCGTCGATTGGACACCCGGCGAAAGCTGGCGGCAGTTCAATCATCATTTTGCGGAAATCGGTTTCAGCCCCGCAACCTTCGTCCACTTCGGAAATGATTTCGTCGTGAACCGATAGCAAAAGATCATAATCAAAATGATCGTCAATAGTGATCTTGGCCAATGCCATGATATCGCGCGCCGTCGCTTGCGTGATATTTTCCGTCAGCTTTCCGCCGTATGTACCCTGCCGCACCCACCGTTTCGTCTTTTGATCGCGCCCCATAAACCGCAGGCCGGGCCGGCTTTCGCCCCACGAAGTCTTTTGGAATTTAATTTCAGGGTCGCAATAGTTGAGGCAACGCCCGGACGGCAGTCGGCATTTCAGGAAGCGGCCCTTGACGAACCAAGTCACCTTGCCGCATTTGACCGGGCGATTGGTACGAACGGCCTTGATCGCGGCAGCCTCTTGATCCTTCCACATTTGCGGGACTTCGGGATACCGCGACCGATACGCGCCAACGGTGTAGAGGCATAGCGCGAGTTCGTGCATGATCTTGTCGGGATTCTCGCGTTCGTCCAGCAAGCGACGGCGTTGCACTTTGGCTTCGCGGGACGCCGCGTTGAATTTGTTTGCGTCCTTATAGTGGGCACGGTTCGGATCAAGTTTGCGCCGAACTTTCTTTTCGAATTCCGCAAAACGCCGCGCGCCCATCATCTTGATAACTTCGGCGCGAGTCAGATATATTTTATAATCCCGCAAGGTCAAAAGGAATTTAATGTAACCCATGCCATAACCAAGGCCCAAGACCGCGACCTTGCCGAAGTCGCGTTCGGTTGCGCCGGTCGTGGTGATTACCTTGGCCGTTTTCTTAGTGATCTTCCGGCCGAAGATACCGGATGCCATATCGCAATAAATGTCGCCGTCGCCGACGTTGAAGACCTGCAACGCCTTTTCCGTGCCGGCCAGCCATAGGACGTTGCGAGCTTCAATGGATGAATAGTCGGCGGTCATCAGATCGCGGCCCTTGGGCGCGATGATCGCGCCGCGTAGGCAAGACACAATCAGATTCATAACATCGCCGTAAATCAGTTCGCACCATGCCAGATCGCGCGTCTTTACGTCGGCGCAAGCGGTGTCCATGGAAATGCCTTTCGGTAATTTTCCTTTCGGCAAGTTATGGATTTGAATTCCGCGTCCAGCAAAGCGGCCGGTTCGTTCCGCACCGCAGTAAACCAATAGCTCGCGAGCGCGGCCCTCTTCGTCCACGCATTGCAGCATCCGCTTATATTTGTTCGGCGATGTTCGGTTGACTTCCCGCATGATTTCGATAACGCGCCGGGCACGCTTCGAAAGCGGTTCGGTGTATCGTTCCAAGTACCATTCAATGGTCTTGGCCTTCGTATCGGGCAGGAAAAGATTTTCGTTTTCCTCTAGCCATTCCTTGCAAAGCGCGCGTTGCGAACCTTTTGGAATGCCGGTTATTTGTTCAAGCTCGCCGTTGAGTTTGGCGCGAGCTTGCTTCACAAGGTCCAGGGCGGCGTGACAAAGATCGATATCGATCAGCACGCCGCGCCGATTCATCGCTTGCGTGATCTGCCAAACGCGATATTCGGTCGGGGATAGGTCCGGAATGGTGTCCGACAACCGGACTTCGGAGCGCGTGTCCGTCTTATTATATTCCCAATAATCGTGAAGGCCCTCAACGTCTTCGTGAAACACAATGGCGTCTGCGCCGTAAAGTTCTTTCTCAAATTTGCTTAGGCGCTTTGGCTTGGAAAACTTGCGGATCAAAGCCTTGCCGCGCGCATCTTTTTGGATCGGTAAATTGAGCGCCGCGCCGGCTTCGCCCAAGCCACGCGGCAGCGAATGCGCGGCGGCCTTAGCGGCGGAATCCATCCATTGATCGGCGGCGACCTTCGGCCATTTCAATTTTCGGACGGCCACGTTTTCCCAAATACACTCTTCGAAAAAACAATTATGCGCTTCCACCTTGCCGCCGGCTTTGATCCATTGGAAGAGGGGATAGAGCGCGTGGATCGGCGACGCCGTGATACCGATATCCGGATGGCCACAATGCCAAGCCATGACCCGGCGGGCGTCCATGCCGGGCAGGTGATAGGACAAGCAAAGAATTTCGGTACTTGGGTCTAGCGAATATAAATATGCGCCGATCTTTTCCAGATCGGCCTTAGAGCGCGTTTCAAAATCGATAGTCGCGCGGGGAATGCGCGTCGGTACTGTCATCAGGTAAACTAGGCCGGCGTGGCGTCTTGCTCCGGCTTGGCCTTTTGTTCGCATTTGACTTGGAAAGCAACGCCGCCGGGAAACTGCGGATCAAGATTGGCCTTGATCGCCGGCAACACTTGTTCAAGGCGAGCGTAACAAGCTGCCTCATCGGGGAAGCCTTGTTCGGATTCCAAAAGGACAATTGGCATTCCGGTGGCCATGGAAAGTACAAGAACGATGGCAAACCACATGGGCAGCCTCCTAGAAGTTATCCGGCCGGCGGCGAGGCTTTGACGCGATCACGCGCCCTTCCCGCTCTTGCGACCCGGGCTATTGGATGCCGAGCCGCCGGCCGAATTTCGTCAGTCGAAATCGTCGCCCGCGTTGTCGGCGTCGCCGGACTCTTCGTCCATCCATGCGGCGTCAACCTCTTCGTCAAAGTCGTCTTCGGCGTTGGTGCGGTTGTCGAGACGCGGACCGTCCTTGATTTTCTGGACGTTGGCCAAAAGGAACGCCACGCCCTTACCCTTGTTCTTGAAAGGATAGATCAGGACGGTGGCGCGGCAGTAGCAGCCGGGATAGATTTCGTCGGCGTTGCCTTCCGCTTCCGAAATCGTGGACTTGCTCTTATCCACGACACCGGGCCGCATCTTGGACGACAAGGACGCAAAGAAGACGCCCGCGCCGTAGCCTTCGGTTCCTTCGCGCTCTTCGCCGTCGCGCAAGCCGGTCTTGACGTTGGCCGGGGCCTTGATGGCGATCTTGCCATTTTCGACCACAAAAAACTTCTTGCTGAATTCGTGGGACGAAGCGCGATTCAGTTCGTTGAGCATCTTTTTCCAGGCCACCTTGTCCGAATCCGAAAATTTCTTCGGATCGAAAATCGCCTGACAACTGAATTTCGGTTTGGAATTCGGGTCGTCCGCGATCTTTTGCGCTTCGAAAAGATGCGGGTAGGAAATCCGGAAAACAGGAGTCGTCAGTTTTTCGGACTTGAATGTGGAACGTGCCATGTGCGTTACTCCGATCTGGCGTTGAAACGTTCGTGCGTTATATGAAGGTAGCGGGGCAATGATGCCGATTTTCGGCACCCTTGCAATTAGCATTTGGACCGGACTTCGTTCCAAATATAGCGGGCATTGATGGCGACGAATGTAGCTTGCAGCGTGAATACGCCCCATGGCATTTTCGTTTGGAGCGCACACCACCAAATGAGCGCAGCCGCGCCGAAGAGCGACCAAAGCGCGCCTTGCAATCGGCGGTTACCGAAGATCGCGTAACCGATTACGATGCCGACGAAGCCGGCCCATTGGATCACGTCTGCAAGCTCTATCATTTTTCCCATGCCTCTAGCGGTTGCGGCGTCGTCCAGATCAATTTAGTTTCATAATTCCCGCGCCGACGTGTCTTGCGATCTGGCCAAACAATCCAGCAATGATTATAGAACTGTGCCGGTATCGGCTTTTTGCCGGCGAAGAAATAGATTCGTTCGGGGATGACGATTACCAATTCCGGCCGGAGCCGGCGGAAGAGCTTCGCGGCGCGGCGGTCGCCGGTCAAGAACTTGAGTTCAACCAAAACGGCAACCCGGCCGTCCGCCAATTTCAGCGCATGATTCGCGAAGGCATCGGCCATGCCATTGCCGTAGGGCGGGTTTGTCACGATATCGCCCGGCCATATTGCGGTCCGGGCTAGGAAGTCGTGGCCATTCTTTAGATCGAAGCCGGTCACCTTCAATCCCGTGGACGCCCGCAACGCGTGGACCATGCGGCCCGATCCGCAAGCGGGTTCTAAGATCGGGCCTTTGAATTTGATCGCTTCCGTGACCTGAAAAGTATTTCGCGGCGGTGTTTCGTAATTGTCCAGCTTGCGCCGCTTGCCTTTAGGCCGCGCACCTTTTTTCTTTTTATTCCATACCATGGAAGCGTAACCGTTGCTGCCGCCCATCAGTACACGTCCAGCAATGCGCGAGCGGCCATCGCGCCGACTTGCACCATTTCGCGGCGTTGGTGTTCGTGGTCGTTAGCGACCATCGCGGCGGCGAATTCAATATTGAACTCTTCGTACACCACGCCGAACGCTTCGTGCGAAGAGTGCATGGGCGGATGCTTGGCAACCGCGCGTACAAGTTCGGCCCGAATATCGGCCATGACCCGATCAATCGCGGCCCCAAGTGGTTCTTTGGCGGGATTCGTCATGCTGGATTTCCTTATTTGTCGTCCGGTGTGATTTGCGCGCCGTAGCCTTCGCGAGCCGGGGCACCGTGCGTTTCCATACACGCCACGCCCAACGTCGTGACCTTGCGGATTTGATCCAACGCGGCGTCGGCGTCCGACATTGTGGACGCAAGCTCTTCCGCCCGGCGCATATGATAGCGCATGAATGTGAGAAACGCGGCGACTGGATTCTTTTTGTCTTCGTCCGGCCCCCACTTATCCGTTTGGTACGCACGTTCGCCATTGATGACGCCGAAGACTTGATTGCGAGTCGCTTTCATGATTCGGTTTCCTTTTCCTCTTTGCCCGGCTCTTCTTTCGCCGGCTCTTCTTTTTGATCTTCGTCGAAAAGTTCTTTCACTTTGTCCGGGGTTTCGGTTACGCAGAAATCACCGTTGGAAGTTGCGACGCGCGTCTTTGCCCGGCCGTCGCAATACCCTTCGGGGCCGGTGATCGCCACGACGCCTTCGGACGCCAGCCAAAGCGGCTTGCCATTCGGAGTCGTGAGCGCCATCAAGAGCGCGAAGAGTGGGACAAGGTGGCGGGTCATCCGAAGTTCACTCCGGTTAGGCCGTACCGTTTGCGGACTTGTTCAAGCGACAAAGCTTTACCGCGTGTTTTCATATGGCGCAGAATGTCGCCGGCAAGCATATCTTCCAAACGCATCCGGGTTTGTCGCATGATCTTTTCCGGTCCAAGTGCAGCTTTCGAATCACCGGGCGAGAGTTCAACCTTGGCGGATACGAAAAAATCCACCGACTGATAGTCGCCAAGATTGACCTTGACCGTTTGCGATACCACGACTTCCTTTATCTCAGACATGGCCAATCCCCAATTCGGTTTTGAACCTTTGTCCAAAAACCATTGTCGGTTTGATCTGCGCCCAAGCATCGCGGCAGTGAGGGCAGGGCGTCCACTTTCCGCAAGCCGGCGGCACCACGATATTGTTATGCGTCGGATAGCCGGTTACGTTCGGATCGGTCGCCCCACCGAAAAGAACGGTGGCATTCACGCCAAGCGCGGCAGCCGCGTGGTGCAACCCACCTTCCGGCAGGAAGCAATAGAAAGCAAATTTCAAGATCGCGGATGCGTGCCGGAACGTCGGGGTTTCAAGCCGGTAAACGTCGGCAAGCCATGCCGTGCCCCGTGGTCCAAGCTGCACCGGCCGATAACCGGCGGCGCGGATCACGTTCGCAAGCTCTTGCCAATTGGCGCGGCCCCATTGCTTGTTCGGATTTGATTGGGACGGAATATTCGGTTCCACGATCATGAAAGGCGGCAACCCCTTCACGGCCATGGTTGCGTATTTCATTTCGGCGTCGGTGTGAACGATAGTGCCAATATGATCGCGAGCGCGCCAGCCGGTCCACCGCTGCCCAAGCGCGCGGGTGAATGGATATCTGATGTACGGGCGAGCCTGCGGACCATTGGTGATCTTGGCAAAGTCGCCTTGTTCGCCGGCTTTGGCAATCCAGATCAACCCGGCCCACAGATCGGACCACCGGGGCCGTCCGTCACGGCCGCAAATTTGCACCTTGCGGCCGTGCTTTTCGTATTCAACGCGGGCGTGCCCGCTGGCCATGATTTCATCGCCGAACGACATGCCGTCACCACGTCATGATATAATCGCCTTGGATGGCCGCACGCTGGCGCATACCAAGGGTTTTTAGGAATTCCACGGCGGCCGTCGTGCTGATGCGATAGCGGACCGGGCCGCCGGTTTCCGGTTTTTGTTCAACGATGATGACCGGCCGGCAGCGTTTCAAGGTTTCGACTGCGCCTTGTAGCACGAAGAGTTCGTACCCTTCGCAATCGATTTTCATGAAATTGGCTTCCTTGATACCGAACGAATCGAGTGTGAGCATTGGAACCTTGATGCCGCTGCCATCCCATTCGATTCCGGTGTCGCCGCTTGAACCGACCGTGCGAGTCCGAATATGCGCTTCCCCGCATTCCGGTCCAAGAGCGACCGGGCTAAGCGCGACTTGGCCGGTGGCGATTTCCGCCTGCATGTTCTTGGCGAAACAATCTTGATGTTCCGGCATCGGTTCGAATGCCAGTACGCGCGTGAAGTCCTTGGCCATTTGCCACGACCACAGTCCGACATGCGCGCCGATATCGATTGCCGTAAATTTCTTTTCACCGACGAAGGAAAGCGCCGTGCGATACTTGCGGCCTTGATAAAGCAACCGCCCGTCGCGCTTATCGTTCACCCGAATCATCCAATCCGGCAAATGCTTTTCACCGTTTGGCATGAACCATCCGATTCGCTTGTCGAAATTCATGGCACGTTTCCTTTTATCCGAAGTTGAATTCGTCGTCTTCGATATCGTCGGCGAAATCGTCGCCGGCCGTCGCTTCCACCGCTGGACGCGGATCGTCCACCGGCGCGATGGTCAAGCCGGCATCGGGCTTGACCAAAAATTCCTTAGCAAATTTTTTCCGCTTCGCCTTCGTCGGAATAAGTTTTTCAATCTGCGGGCCGCTGCGCAGCTTGCGCGGCGAGTAGAGCAACGTCGCATCTTTGATATAGCCGCCTTTCACAAGCGCGTCGGCAATCTCTTTTTCTGTTAGCTCCGGGTTGAGCTTGCGAATGGATCGGCGAGCGACAAGCTTTTGGCCCTTCACTTCATAGCCGGCTTCCATGGCGCGTTGCGCATAAATGTTCGCGGCCTTAATCAGCGCCTCTAGCATCGGTGCCCATGACAGGATGCGCGCGACATGGACAAGATCGGAATTCGCGGCTTGCCGGCCTTCGGCCTTGACAGGCAAATGGATTTCCAATTCTTGCGGTTCATCGGCGAAGTCGATTTTGGCTTGCTCTTCCGCTGCAAGGCGGCGAGCCGGACAGATCGCTTGCGCTTCGCAAAAGGTGCAATGCTCGCCAGCCGAAAGCCACTTCGCCGCCCACTTGTCACGGCCTTTGGTGCCGGCTTTCTCGAATGCCGCTTCCGCTTCCTCGCATCGCTCGATTGCCGCGCGATATTCTTTTTGAAAATCCAGCAAGTCGCGCTTTGTCAATTCGACGTAGCGGATTGCGCCCTCTTCGTGATCGGCACGCGGTTGACATATCAAGGCGCGGTAAATCTTGAACGCAAATTTCTTTTCAATCGCCTTGCCAAGCAAATAGGCCAACGTCTGCGGATTGTCCTTATGCTCAACGGTTAGATATCCGTTCTTGTAGTCGTCCACTTCCAAGACGCCGGCTTTCAGCGCGGCCAGGGTTACGTCCGCCGTGCCCGATGTGTCGTCCCGATCCGGTAGCGGATTGGTACGGGTTTCCAACTCCAAATCTTTTTCATCAAGGCCAAGCTCTTCCAAACGTTCCCGGACGTAATCCGTCATGATCGTGGCATTGTGGATCATCGATTCGTCCACAATAAAAAACGTGCGACCGGGACCGGGAGTTTTGGCGTTCGGCTTAAGAATCGTCGTTCCCTCTTCGCCGTCCGGCTTTTCCAAAAGCTCAACGATTCGGTCTTCGTAAAATGCCGGCTCCGATCCTTCGCTTAAACAACGTTCAATGATTGCGTGGGTCGCCGTACCAAGCTGCGCCGCTTCGCCTGCGCTGGCGCGTTGCTCTTCCGGCAAGGTACTGCAAAACGCAAGCGTGCCCGGACAACCGATGAATTGCTTAGCCCTAGATGGCGAACGCTTGGTATGGAAAGCCATGACACCTGTCTTTCGAAAATCGCCGTGTTAGAAATCGTCGGATATAAGCTCGCGCTAGTCGCCGATTTCTAACAAGGCAAGAACTGGCGCGGCGGTTTAGACCGTAAGTATCCGCCGCGTCTTAGTCCGGTCCCGTGCTATCCAAACGGCCCACGGAACCGGGTACATTCGAAACTTACTTCTTGGAAAGTTTCTTGGCCGCGTCGATAACGGCTTGAAACTTTTCGTCCTTGAGCTTGGACAGGCCGGCGACACCGCCGAACTTTTTCAGCAAGGCCATCGCCTTGTCTTGTCCGTGCTTCTTGGACACGACGGACAACGCCGCCCGCACGTCTTCGCGCGTCGGTTCGTCGGCAGCGTCGGCGTCGGTATCGCCGGTATCGCCGTCGCCGTCCGTATCGCCGTCGCCGGTATCGGTGTCGAAATTGTCGGCGTCGGCGTCGTTATCGGTGTCGTCTTCGGCGGCAGCGGCAGGCTTCTTGCCGCTAAGCGCGCCCTTGATCTTCGCGGCGACGGCGTTGGCGATCTTGTCAACGTCATCGTCTTCCAACTTTATCTGCGCTTTCATCTTGGAGTCTCCAAAGCTTCCCCGTCTTGCTCTAACTGTCCTAGGGCGCGCTTAGCACCTGCCCGGTCGTGCGAGGTTTGCGACCGGAATTCATGAAACGGTTTCGGGTTTTCGGGTAGCTGTCGAATAAACTTCGGAAGCGTTTTCAAAGCCCCGGAGCATGTGACACATGATGCGACCGAAGGCAAATGGATCGGACCGATTGCGCTCCGCATACGCGCGAGCGGCGCGGCGAAGTTCCGTATATTGTGAGTCGGTGAAAACCGGCGGACGCCAGATTGGGAAAGAATAATCGTCGGCGCGTGATTCGTTCGTGGGGCGGCGCTTGCCGCTTACGGAAGTCATTTTGAATTTCGGTCCCCAAATTCGATTTTCGGACCGTACCGGACTTGAACCGAAAGTGTCAAATAGCAAATTGTAGGAATAAAAAGAGGGCCGGCTTTCGCCGGCCCTTAACAATGCAGGGAGGATTCTTGCTGTAGCCTATTTACGCAGCCTTGGCAAGTTCCTGCCAATCATGGCGCGGAAGCTCGATAATCTTCGCGCCGATCCGTTCCAATTCGGTGGCGCGGTCATAATCTTCCACGTCTTGCGCCATGCGAGTAACGGCATTGTAGAGGCCAAAGCGGGACAGGTCGCCGCCTTCGATCAGGTGGCGAAGGATGGCCGTACCTTCGGTTTCGGTCATGTCCAGCTTGCGAGCGGCGAGGCTGATAGTCTGCACCGGGTCGCCTTCGATTTTCTGGCCTTGCGTTTCAGAAATCTTTTCGCAAAGCGAATCGAATTTGGCCTTGTCGAAAGCGGCCTTCACAACGTCACGGACCTGCGCCCATGTGGCCGCGTCCGTGAGCTTGCGGGTATTGTCCGAAAGCAGGGTATAGATTTCCTCTTCGGCCAACTGATGCTTCGCGCCGACGTGGTAGCGACGCACGGACCGTTCGCCGAAGGTGGCGAGGTTCGAACAAAAACCATCGTACACGCCGCCAAGGACGGAAAGCGCGCCCATGCCGACTTCGCTATTGCTGATGGTGATCGCCGGGGAAAGGCAACGAACGATCTTGTGTTGCCCGTCGCCGAACTTGCCGCCGATGGCTTCCAATTCGCGCGCCACCGACTTGTCCACGCATTTCAGATAGAAGCGGCGTTCGGTAATCTGTGACGACATGACTTCCAATTCCAGGTCACGGATCACGGGTAAGACGGCCGTGGCAAGCTCTTCATTTTCCAGCGGCCGGTAGCGGTCGGACAGGAAGGCGCGGGCCGTGCCGTCCAGGGTGCGGACCATGCGCTTTTCGTCCGGCGCAGCCGCAAGCCAATTGTTGACGTTGGTGGCGAGCAAGGCCGGCGCAGCCGTCAGCATCCGATCATAATACTTTTTCGGAATGTCGGTGTATTCGGCGACTTGCTGATGGGCGATAGTGTTGAGCTTCGCCCTTTGGCCACCGAACATCAAGGCGACGCCGGGTTGCGTATCTTGCGTCATTTCGAGCGCGCCGGTCTTCACAATGAAGTCCTTTTTGGCGTTCGCGCGTCGGGTGATTTCCGCCGCTAGTTCGTTCAAATTCAAACCTTGCTTCATGGGGTATCCTTTCAGGTGTGTGCCGCCGGAATGGCGGACGTGACCCAAATTCCATAGCAGATTAAAAGAAATTTTGAAAGCCCCGAAAAACCCTTTCAAATCAGTGGTTAACTTTTGATTTATGTCATGGACCCGACATAATATTGATATTAAAGGATATTATCGAACCAAAACTTGTTTTATGCGTTGAACGTGTTATATTACCGCTAGGGGCATCCCGCCCCAAGCGAAAGGACGAAAAGGACCACGACTATGAATGCACCACAAAGACAGGTACGGGTTTTCAACGCGGCCATGGCTTTCAAGGGCATGGCCCGAAACCCCGACGCGATCTTGGCCGGTGCCGATGCAATCACCGACACCGAATTGGAGGCCATCGAATCCGGACTCCATAAGATCGCCGGCAAATTGATCGGCGAGCCGGTGCCCGGCGCGCATGATATTGGTACGGCGATTCAAGCATGGGTCAAGCCGCCGCTAGGCAAAGCGCCGACGCCGAATGCAACCGCCGGCCCGGCGCGGATACGGGCGGATCGTCCGATATTCTCTTGGACAAAAAGCGCGGACGACGGCAAGACGATTTACAGCGCAGCCCATAATGGCCGGCAGCTTCGAATCGAGCGGACCAAAGCGGCGTCCTATGAAGGCTTCCTGGACAACGCCCATATTATGCACGGCAAGTTCCGCAAGAACGTTCGCGAGCGTCTGGAAAAGGAAGCGACCAAACGCTAAGTCCACCGATCATCTTCGGAGGGGAAAAACCCGGGCGGGAGGCCCGGGTTTTTCTTTTATATTCGGGTGATCGCAAGCGTGTTGAAGTTGATGGAATAACGGATCAAAACATTATTCGATCCGTCGTCTTGCCGGGTCGCAACGGACGGTCGCCAATTATTCGGATTGAATGTCGGTGTCAAAGGAAATGAAAAGAATGTCGCGCCCGCGCGTGTATCGATATTGGAACGCCAATCGTATGTTCCTTGGGCATGACCTTCCACCAAAGGCGGCGGGTCGCCGGTTTCGAATTCGATCAATGCAGCCAAGACCAAAGGATTGTTGATTTGTTTTTTGATCGCGGCCAGATTGAATACCAGTAACGCCGCATCTTCGTCCGTGAAAATATCATATGGCGGGCCGGTGAACGAACTGGAATCGATCAAGCTGGCCGAAAACGTGTCCCACCCATTCGCCAAGTACCATGCTTCCGCCGCGCCGATATCGCCCCCACCCGACGCCCCGCCATCGGAAGACCAGAATGTACCTTCCACACTAGATGTAACAATGATGGTGCCGGAGCCGGAGCCGGAATCCGGAGGGTGGTTGAAAGTAACTTCATAATGATAGGTGTAAGTATTCGTCGTGATCCCGGGATGGCTGGACGACGTGGAAGTATGATACGGCGGGAAGATCGGGTGGCGCGCGTATTTAGAGGAAGTTTCCGCCCCGGCAATCGGAAACGAAACACTGATCTGCGGCAGGTTGACCGAAAAGTTTCTTAAGTTATGAGTCTCCCCGACCCACCATGCGCGGAAACGCAATGCGGCTGCCGGGAACCCCCAATTAAAGCCGATAATATTTTGCAGCGGATCAAGACGGATCGGGGGCTGCGGTTCGGTCATTTCTTGCGCTTCCGGCGCTTCCGCGTCTTTTCAAGCGCGGCATCCAACGCAACATTCTGCGCCGGGGTGCCAAGTTCGCGAATTTGCTTGATGGCTTCCGCGTCGCCGTTCGCGGCGTCAATTTCGATTTGCCGCAGGGCGAGCGCACGCCAGCATAGTTTGACCGAATGCGGTACGTTGTCGTTATCCAGCAAGCCCCGATCCGTCACATGCCGCAGGATACAATCGGCATGGTCCACGCTCTTTTCCTTGGCCCAATGGATCGGTTCGCCGGGGTTGTGTTGATCGTTGCCGATCCGCGAAAGCCATGCCACATCGGCGAGCGCACCGGGGAAGTAATCCAGCAAGCCGCGTGCCATCGGAATGCCTTTGCGTTCCTTGGCGTCGGTGGGGAAGTGCGAAGCGACCGGACGGCCGGGTTTTGAGGGCTTACGTGCCATGGGACTCTCCCGTTGCATGATCCGCGTCGCATTGAACGCAGAATTCTCTCAGGTCTTTGCCGTGTCGGCAGACGTTGGCGGATTGCCGGATAGGCCGTTCGCAAAATTCCGGCGGATCACATTGCAACCCACCGCACGGAAGGCCGGTCGCCGGACATTTCGGCAGTTCCCGTTCAAACATTCTTGCCCCCGGTATAGCCGGCCAGGACGCCTACGCAAGTATCAATTGCGGCGTCCAAGGCTTCTTTGATCGTGGGGAATGGATGACCTTCGCCAGCGCACATTTTCCAGCCGCGCGCCGAGTCGACTACCGGATGCGAAATAATTTTTGGATCGTCGGTGACCTGAATCACCATGCGTCCGGCTTCGTCCGCCCATGCGACTTCTTGCAGCGTGCCGTATGATTGCGTCCGGTCATTGGCCGGCAGCGGCAGCATCGCCAACGTTATGGCACAACGCCGCACGTCGAATTTGTTCTTGGCGGAAATCGCACGCGGCACGCCGAAACGTTGATCGGCATATTGGGGCGAGTATTTGTCGCCGTGTAGTGGTTCGCACCGGAGCGGCGAAACACCGACGATATTATGCGGCCGGAGTTTTTCCGCCGCGTATTTGCGCCAATCGTTCGCTTCGTGGAAACCGCAATCGACGATGGGACCGGCGAGATAGACGAATTCAGGCGGAAAAACCAAACTCGACTCTTCGTGTAGAGCTTGTTCAAGTTCCTGCCAAGCTTGTCTTCGCGCCGGAATTTCTTTCGGTGGGGTGGGATATAATTGCAGCAACCCAAGTGCGGCACGTTGAAGGCGCGTTTGCATTGGGAAATCCTTTCAGCGCGGATACGGCAGATCGCCGTTTTCTTTGATCTTGGAATCTTCATAAGGCCGCGCAATCTCTTTATAGAGCTTGCGGAAAATCGTTTTCATCATGACCTTGGCGAAGCCGAATTGGCGGGGACAACGGTCGTCCAGTTCGGACACCGAACATTCCACCGCGCCGGCCAGATCGTTGATCCGTTGATAGCGCAATTCTTTCTGCGCCAAATAGGCGCGCATGATCGTTTCGACGATATCGCCGAACCCCGCGCCGGGATGCTCGATTACGGTCATGGTCAAGGCGTAATTAAGCTCGCCGCAATTTTCGGGAGCTAGAATGGTGGGGCCTACTTGCCCTGGAAAACCGGACTTGCGCCAAGTGTCCACGTCGGCGCGGCGAGCGCGGCTAATGTACGGCATCGCTAGGAACCTCTTTCGGTGGGATGGGAGGAATCACGACGGGCGGGCGTGGCATTGGCACGCGCGGGGGCCGGGGATTTTTGATCGGCGGCATTGTCATGGAAATTTTGTTTAAGCCAACGTCCGCCGCAAGGCAATTAGCAAATCACCTTGTCAAGTCCCGCGTCCAAGATTTCCAAACAATTTCCCCACCGACCCAAAGCACAAGACCTTCGGGCCAACGCGCGACGCGGACCACTCCGAATCGCGGCGTTTCGGTTTTCAATAACGTTTCGAGTTCGGGCGTGTCTTGTGCCGGAATTTCATTCGGTGGATCGTATGCGCCGGCCATGGCTATCGCTCCCGGAAAACAAAAAGCACGGGATAGACTGGCCAAATCGCCGCCGCAATGATCGCCACAGGGACGACAAGGCATTTCGGCTCCAAACGATATTGACGCCAGCCACCGGCCCCGCTTACGTCGTGATTGACGAAGATAGCGCCGACGATGAACCACAAAAGGACGAACAGCAACATGGTCATGGTATGCCCCCATTGATGCCAGCGAACACGGCGAAGGCTGCCGCCGTGAGACAGAATGCGACGAAAAGAATTTTGCCTAGTGATTGTTGCATGATCCGTTTTCCAAGCATTTGCCTTCATAGGCGCAGCCGGCGGGATTTTTGCATTGACTTTCCAATTGGTTCGGTTCATCGCGGCAACAGCGCCAACGGGCAATGCGGTGGATATCGGCGGATCGGTGTAGGACTAGCAGCCCTTCGTCGTTTGGCGCGGCGAAGCCACAGGCCACAGCGTCGGCAGCCGCTTCGCGGATATCCCCAAAGGCTGGACGATGTGGCTTGCCGTCAATGTGAAGCTGAAAGAGTTCGTGTTGCAGATTCCGACCACTATGGTTCGGCGTACTTGTCATGCTAGGCCCCTTGGGTTTGATTATCCTTGGACCGGAAGCTACCGAAACTTGTTTCTTTGCCAAGTACGTAGTTCCCCGTAATCCACAGGATAGTTACCTAGCGGACCGGCGTCCAGGGCGTCGGCGACATGGCGCGAGCTTGCTTGTAGGTGTCGGCGTACTGCCAATGGCGCGAGCGGTTGAGCCGCGACACGCGCGGCGTTTCCGTGCGGCGAATCCTATGCCCCGGCAGAGATTCGGCTTGCGCTCGAATGAATGCGATAGGGTCGATTGCTGCAAACGAAGCGGCGGCAGCGAATGCAGCGGCGGCCACCCCGCCAAGAAAACCACGACGCATGATTCAGCCTCCTATGCGATAGGGAAGCACGGGGCAATTGCCGCTGTAGCGTGTCCGCCACGATATCCGGTCGCCATCGCTTCCGGCCACGGCCGCCTTGCTTGTCCGCGTTCCCCTCCCCGAATGAGCTATAAGCCGAATGGCTATCGCTCATTTGGGGAGGGTGGGGCCGATCATCCCGGCTTAGACAATCGCGCCCCGTCCACTTCCAGGTTTTGTAAGCCCGCCTTTGCCGACCGGCGAGACTCCCGGAGTGGAATTAGTCGGCGTACTTTTCCACCAAACGGTCGCGCGTGCCGGCCGTCAGCTTCGTGATCGAAATACGCACGCTGCCGGAAGGCAGGTGAAACCGTTTTTCGGCTTCGCGAGCGATTCGATTGGTGGCGGTTTTCAGCGCCTTGACGGAACGCATATAGTAGCCGCCATCTTTCGGGTCTTTCTTGGCCATGATGTTTGCTCCAAATTGGCTTTCGTGTTGACCGTAAATCTATTTCATATCCCCGAAGATTTTTCAATTATCATTTGTCTTTGTCAACGGGGTTAGATACGCGGCGAACGTCAATTCCAGCTTTTTGCAGGTCAAGAAACGGGCTTCCAAGAAATCAGTTTCGTGCCGCAATTGTGCTAAAAGGTGTGCCGCGCGAACCGAAGACCACCCGGCAGGCTTCGCCAGCGTCGGTGTCCATAATCCGGGATGGGGAATCGGCGTCAACACCGTAGCGACTGCCGCCGACGATGTAAAAAGAAAACTTCGGCGAGTCATTCCCATGGATCAATTTCTTTTTGCAACATGGTTTGCATTTGCGTCGATTGCTTGATGAACCTTTTTGACTTCAACCGTAAGCTCCCCAATGCTTGATGACAAGATAAGACCGATAATCAAAAGCCAAAAGCAGGGCCAGAAATAACCGGGATGCTCTTTCATTTTCGAATCCCCATCAAATCGTGGACCGATACGTGATACGGACATGGCCCCGGCTCCGGCGGGGGCGC